TCAATTATTCGGAATGGAAACAAAAACATCAATACCCTCTGATTTTGTTTCAGTAATTAATTTTGATATATTATCTCTGTTCGTTCCTATAGGACATTCCACAAAAACCGTTCCCGGAGCCGTTCTCGACCCGTAACGCAATTGAGTAGAGCCGTAAGAATCACGCCCTGTGCACGTGCAATCCGGGGCACGCCACGGTTCAAAGATCAGTGCATCAGCCACCACCAGACTCATCTGATATTCGAGCGCTGCCCGGGTATTCCGCTTTACCAAAAATTCATTCTGTATCCGTGCAATATAAGCACTATCGGCCTCGCCAGAAAATCTTGGGAGACCGTCACCAAAATAATCTGAGGCCGCCATGTCAATGAAATTACCAGTGCTGGTCTGAAGTCTCGATTGCAACTTTGCATAAGAGAGCAATCGAAAAAACATCGCCCAGGGCCATGCCAGCCCGGCAAGCAACCCGTCAAGGACAGGCGTTGCGTTCTCCGATACATCCGGGAACCATCCTGCCGGCAATACAGCTCTTATTCTTGCAGCTATATCGTCCTGATCACCTACCGCCATTCTGACAGCCTCTCTTCCGGTTTATTCTGCGACATCAGGTTAATTTCCTCCGCTGTTAACTGTCACAGATGCTATGCGAACAACACTTCCAACTGTTCCACCTATATCGGCGACAACACCGTTCACAGTCACAACACCAACACTCGTCACAAGACTACCTGCTGCCTGAAGTGCGATACTTGAAATAAAAGTATACTGACACACACTTCCCACCCCAAGCGCGTTGACGTAGTTCGTAACAGCTCCGCTTACTGCCGTCTGCACAGACATTAAGTCCACACCCGAGGCAAGAGATACGGGCACGACGATAGCTGCCGGAATAACAGTCGCACGCAGAGTTGACGTTTCAACACCACAGGCTCGCGTCGCCTCGATTGCATCTTCAACTGAGTTCAGTATTGTATCGGACACATCACCCGATCCATCATCAATCGTCGCAAAAAAATATCCGCCTCGATACTGACCACCCGGGGTCTGATTTTCCACAACCTGATACGTTAAATTCGAAGCAACACCCGAAATAGAAGCCTCTACGGCCATTAATGTCGCAGATGACAACGACGAAAACCACAGAACCATCCGATTTTTTACGGAATCATCACTCTCTTCGTCAGCGCCGTTACTTACGGCAGAAAGATTTGTGCATGTGTCGATGCCGGCGATCTGAGTTCCCAACAGATTAATTACACCACCAGAAACGTTCCCAATTGCTCCAGCTGTATTACACTGCACCGGACATGTGATCGATGCCAGACCCTGAGGCCGAACATACCCCCCTGCAGTATCGGACCAATACTGATTCGTTGAATCTTCTGTTACCGTAAACGCAATAGTTCCATCAGATGATTTTACGATCGCACCCACAGGTACAACAGCCGAAGTTGAGGCTGGCGAAAGACTGATAAAGGTCTCTGATGTTGTTGCTGCAGTCGCACCAAGACGGACGACTCCATATTGCGCAATCCATGTATCCACATCAGAACCAAATGACGTGGCAAGCCGTGTCACTGAAAGCACCTGAAGAATCAGATACTGGATCCAGAGTGCAACGGTAGAATTGGCCTCTATCAGTGCTCTGGCAACCGACCCGGCTGTAAAATCAAGCAGCGCTGAGCATGAACCCTGTGCAGCTGCGGCTGAATTGGAGACCAGAGTCGAAAAATTCTGAAGTGATATATTCATTTTATATTTCCAGAGTCACTGTGTCGCCAGTCGAGGTGCTCACATATGTTATGGATATCTGCCTTTCACCCAGACCAATGTCCTGCACGTTGACGACAGGAGCAGGATTTGAGGAAACCATCGGTTCCAGCGTCATCTGCTGAAGAATAACAGCCTTAAGATCCGCTGGCGTATCGACACCACCCACTCGCCCAGGCAAGCCTGCGCCGTAGTCTAGTGCAAAAATGTAATCGCCAGCGTTCGTAGCGAGGCGCCGCAGGACGCGTTGCGTTCCGACATCATTGCCCGTCGCGATTTCCAGCCCTCCCGTTTCAGTTATGATAAGGTCAGTCCCGCGGATATGAAACAAATCAGCCATTATAAATGTTTTTAAATCCAAATATATTATTGAACTATTTTAACTTATGAAGAAGAAAATTATTATTTCGGAATATCCGTTATACTATTGCCAGTCTGCACACCGCCATGCACATGCTGCACCAGAGAAATACCGGATGCATTCACATCGCTTGAAACAGATATATCTCCATCGATGATAAGATTTCCCTTTACCATGACGCCAGCATCAGTAACTACGAACTCAACTCCTCCGATCTTTATCCCAAATTGCCCCGGATTCAGAGCATTCCCATTCAGACATAAAAATTTCGCTGGCTGCGATGCCGCATCAAATACTCGAGCCACAACAACATAGTTGTCTCCGTCTCCCTGAGCAGTTTCCACCAGAACATGATTACCAATCTCCGATGGCGCGTAACATGTTACCGTTCCTGCTGACACAGCTATGTCGCATATCCAGCCCGTTTCCGTATTCTCGGGCTGAAGACGAACCTTGACCAGCCCAGATGACGGATCGACAGCACTCACCACACCAAATCTCGCCCGGCCAATACGGTTCGTATGAGAATGCATCATCATATCCAGAGCACCCCGGACGTGTTTCATATATTTCCCTCCATCCCATCACGCACTCTCAGCGTAACGCTCTTAGAAATTCCCTGGCTTCCATATGAAAATGTTACGTCGTCTACAGTATAAATTATTGAGTCGAATGTGGTTCCGGTACCCTGAAGCCTGATGCGCTGGCGGGGAGAAATATCAATTTGTGGATGAACAGTCATTCTGATCATTCGTTCATGAGCAACGAGATCATTAAAACGTAACCGGGCCAGCGCAACACACTGATCCTGCGTTGTGCCAACCGGCGCCGTAAAATTGTAACGGCTCGAACCGGTCTCGCTTCCAGAAGGAAACGTCGCTGAATGTACAGCTCTCTGACGAGCATCCCATGCTGATACAGTTACGGAGGCATCTCTGGAATAGGTAAAGCGCCTGGCCAGCACCATGTTTCCTACCGGCGCCGTTGGATAAAATGATCCAGACACAGCTGCTGTCCAGTCAAGCGTCAGAACTGTATCCGATATATCGGGAGAACGGAAATGCAATGTTTTATCATCCACCCATAAGTCGTAACCATATTCTCTCTGCATACCAACGCAAAAATCCCATGCAGTCTGGAATCGATGCATACCTGAAAGACCATGGGCTTTATGTTCGTATTGATAAAACTGTCCGACCAGGCCATCAGTTGCATCGATATCGGCCTGAAGACCAACTTCCGATGCCAGCGTTTCAATCGCTTCAGAGGCCGTCATATTGAGAAAAGATGTACCGGACAGTTCATATTCTATAAGGCGTGATGCCCAGTCACGGCCACTGGCAATGACAACCTGCGTTTCAGGACGATATTCTATATAGTCAACAAGCCCTGAAAAAACCTTCGTAAAAGACTCGCTTCCTTCCGGCGCTGATGCGGTCATAAAACCGCAAAAAATATCTATTTCAATCTCACCGGATGTATTGCTGGCGGGGTCAAACCACTGCGATGCTGCACCTTCGACAGGCACAACAACTGAGAATACGCTGGCTTCAGCCAT